GTATAATTATCCTAAAAGAATAGTTAAGCAAACCTTAACCCATTCTAAACTAGAAGGTGTTTATGAGAAAACTATAAACGCCGTTCCTTATATGAAGCCTTTTATCAATGACAAAGGTGAAAAGGTTGATCCTATGCTTAAAGCACAATCTAAATATTCTATACCCAGAGTTCCTCTAGATATAGAATTAACCTATGAAATTGCTGAGAATTTGTTTGCAAATCTCATGGCAAAGGCTACCACACCTATCACACCTCGACAACTGACTATACATGAAGCCATATTTGGATACGAGACAGTACCGTATTTACGTCCAGTAAAGATGAGTACTAGTCCAGGATATCCCATGAATATGTCTGGAGTAGAAAATCTTAAATTTTTGTTTACAAAAGATCAAGATAAATACTTACCTATAATGATAGAGTTAGTCGAAGACGACTTACGTTTTATAGATCAAGGAAAAATGAGTTTAGCCTTACATACAGATACTTTAAAAATGGAGAAATTACCTATACACAAAGTTATAGATGGTAAAGCTAGAGGATTTAATATTGTGCCTATTATTCGTAACATTTCACAACGAGTGTGTTTCGGAGCTTTTGTAGCTTGGTGTGCTGCCAATTCTACGGAGTTTGGATTTAGCTCAGGAATGAATTGCTATAGTGATGAATGGGATAGAATGTATAGATCATTAGCTCAATTTGATAAAGAAGCTTTTATTGCAACTGTCAAGGTTTTAACTGGAGATTATTCTTCTTATGATGGATCAATTTCTAATGAATTGTTACATGCATTATACAAAATTATTGAAGCATTTTACCAGGACGCACCTCCCGCAGAAAATTTTAGGAGAAAAGTTCTTTGGAATGATTTGCTATCTTCAGTACATATAGTTGATGGTAGAGTTTATTTATGGTCTGGAAATAATACAAGTGGAAATTTTATGACATTTTTCTTAAACTGTTTGGTAAACGTTATGATTATGATGTATTGTTGGTACAGAGCTACGGGCTCTTTAAACAAATTTTTCGTAAAAGTATGTTTAAAAGTTGGTGGCGATGATAGTATTCAATCTGTATCACATGATTATAGAGAAGTTTACAATGGTTTAACTATACCCATTTTTGCTAAAGAAATAGGTATAACTTTCACGACTGAATCGAAAGGAGAATCCGTAGACGCTTTCAAAAATATACAAGAAGTTGAATTTCTGAAAAGGACGTTTAGGAAATGTAACAAAACAGGAAAAATAGTTGCACCTTTAAGATACGAAGTTATAAAAGACATACCTCTTTGGACACAAACGTATGATAATGATGATAAGATTATAGTAGATAATGTTAGAACATCAATGGAGGAACTTTCACTTTGGCATGATAATAATGACAATTTGGAAGAACCGCGAAAAGACTATAGAAGACTGATATTAACATTTAAAGCTCTTTACCCCGGATTAGATAATCATGAGTTTATGTTTATGTCTATTGATGCTTGCAAAAGAAAAGTAAGAAAGATGGAATTCATTCTACCTGATATGTAAATTTATATACCTTCACTCCCAAATGAGTATAAACTTGTCTCTTTATATGTTTATGTATACTGAGTTTGAAAATATAAAGAAAATTATAAAAGCCCCTATCTAGCAGTGATTGTTACAAGCGTCGAGAGGCGACACAATTGCGAGGTCTCAAAAGGATCATACCCCTAGAAGGATCAAAAACAAAACCAATCTCCCATAAATATTATATATCGAATAAGTGATATATGGTACCAGTGGCTACTGTAATCTAGTAGCAAACCACCCAACCCAATACCCCTTACACAACACACAAATATGGCCACAATTAAATCAGATACGAATAACGCGACAACACCCGCCTCCGTAATGGAAGGTGGAGTAGAAAATAACCAAACCACACAATTTATTGACGATGCTAACATGGTGACTGAGCAACCCTCATATCCTATCACATTAGCAAAAGATCTTTATATGTCCAATGAGGACAACTTTATTCAGGATATTAAAACATTCTTAGGAAAACCCATAAACATGCAATATGGTAATTTTCTAAGTAATGATTCAGTATCAACCATCACCGATAAATCTTATCCCTCATCTTTTCTCCTGAAAACAATGGTATTAACTAAAACTTATGGTTACTATGGTATCAGAGGTACTATGGTATTCCGTTTGGTAGTTAACGGTACGAGATTTGATATGGGACGATATATCATGGCTTTCATTCACACAGGCGGTGTTAATGTAGGCTCAAACACAGCCGCAGCAAGAATGGTAGATTATCACAAAAACACTCTTACTGCCAGAACACAATTACCACACGTTGAAATAGATCTTAATTGTGATACTTCAGCAGAACTCAGAGTTCCTTTCGTAAGTGCTTTTAACCACACACCTTTACAAGCTTTAGGTGCTTACGGTGATATAGGCGTCTTACACATTTCCCCATATTTATCAGTCACTAATGTGAATACCACACCTTCTGTAGGTTATACAGTTTATGCCCATATGGAAGATGTGGAACTATTCGGAGCAGCAATGCCTCAGTCCATTTCACAAAAAGAAGGTGAAGGTAAAGGTCGAGTATCAAATGTATTGTCAAAATTAAAGGCATTTACTGATTCATTACAAAACTTTCCAACACTATCTTCTTATGCTTTGCCTGCTTCTTGGGTTTTAGACATATCAGCTAATGCAGCTAAAGCTGTAGGTTGGTCTAAACCTATATTGGAGGAGAAAACATGTAGA